CGATACCAGCTTGTCAATGATATCGATTATCGTTTGCAAAATACCTTTCTTCTCTGACTCTTTTATATCCTCATCATTTAGCCACTCTATAAAATCTCTTGCGCCTTCCTCTGAGAAAAATACTCCGGACACCGCATCATTAAGATACTCACCGGCAGCCTCGGCGAAGGTTTTACTTCCCTCAACGCCTCTGTAGGTCTCTCTGTACGCCATTATGGTTTTATATATATCATCGTTGGCTGTATCACTGTAGCGTGTCATGGCGTAGTCAAGAACAAACCTCATCAGGTGGTTGTATGTGCCGGGATCCACTGCATCAAGAAACTCCAAAGACTCATGTATCCTCACACCAAAATCAGACTGAGCCGCATCGGAGAACACCATCTCAGCGTTGTTTATGTCGAGAAAACCGTTTATCTTCTCGTTGATATCCTTGTGTGTTTGGTCAACCTCACGAATGTTTATTCCCAATTTCTTGGCAAGTTTCTCATCTATATTTTCATAAATGCCTTTTTCAAGGTCTTCTGATTCCATCCTTTCATCAACGACCTTGCCCTCGCCCTGGCGGAAGGATATCTGACCGCTCCTTATAGCCTGACTACGGCTTTCGATCGCTTCTGCGTTGGCTTTATATGCGTTCTCGCCAAGAGAAAAAGCTTGATAGGCTACAGATTTTGATATTCTAAACGGTGTACGCTTGTACATTTCATTAAAATCATACCCTATAGAGCCCCAATTATATGCTTTCTCAAAATCCTCAAAATAATTATCGATCGCAACCTTGCCGTCATAATTTGATATCAGCGCCGAAGCCGCTGCCGTATCGTCCATCGTTGCAGCAGCATGATACAATCCTTCGACTCTCGGATCATCAAAAGTGAGATCATCAACAGGAACAGTATCATCTGTCCCATCTATCCTTACCATTGCGTCCTCAGTTCCTGTATTTACAAAACCGTCTATAGCTACCCTCTCTCCACTCGCGCTGAGGGCAGCTCTGTTATTCTTCAAAATTCTTGGTTCTACTTTGGTCTCATTCCTGTTTTCTTCTACTGTCTCATTTCTGTTTTCTTCTGCTGTCTCATCCTTTGTTTCACTCTCATTGCTCCCAAGCTTTTCAGAAAGAGAGCTCATCCTTTCATCAAGGCTTCCTCTTGCTTCCTCGCCTATCTGCGACAGAACATACTGTTCGGATTCGCTGTCACTTGTGTTCTTTAGCTCTTCGATCTTTCTCAATACAGTATCATCTATGTTCGCTCTCACTATATCCGGAGCATCCTCTGAAAGTTCATTGTAGGTGTCAGTAAGCTCTACTGCGTTGGATGCTTCGTTTATCCTCTCATCGATCCTGCTCTGGAGATCATCAGCGAGTCTCCCTGCCCTTACCGACTCTTTGTCTGTAAACTTGACTTTCTCTAACTTCTCGGCTTCTTCTGATAAGTCACCAAACTTCTTGGCATACTCTATGACCTTGTTGATATCCCCGGTCTTATGCACCATTTCACCGTATGAAGAGAAATTGTCCTGCACCTGCTTAAAGGATAAAGCCTGACCTCCCGCGCCCATCAGGGCACCCGAAAAAGCACCGGCAGCCGCATCATATGCGGTATTGCCGAGCCAGTCCATCATAGCGGCTTTTCGTGCCTGTTCCTCTGTCAGTCCTCTGTCAAGGTATGATCGAACACTCTGTTCGTATGCTGACTTTTTGCCATTTATGATATTATCCGAAATAGTGTTTAGAACATCAGAAGCAGCTTCCTCTGATCCTTCGGTGACCATCTGTCGCCCTATGTTCGTCACAAGACTCTTTAAGGTCTTGGGAGCCTTTGTGGCAAGAGCTTTTAGGTTGTCAATAGAATACCTCTCTGTCACGGCTTCTGTTACACCTGCGGTAACAGCGGTTGCAAGAGCCGACATGGGATCTATGCCTCTCTCTATAGCTTCGTTATACGTTGAGTCGGCAGCCCCCGCACTCATAATGAGCTGTGTAGCTTTGGTTCCCGCCTTTGCTCCGGCACCAAAGGCACCCCCGGCAGCTGATCCCGCAAGAATCGACATAGCACTGTCAGCGGCGCTCATACCGGCGTTATATATAAAATTCCACACAGGGTTTTCAATATTCTCACTGACTCCTGATCTTATCGCTTCGGTATTGTTTGAAAGCCACCTGTTCTTCTGGTTGATCGGTACGGGCTTGTCTCCGATCGTATTCCTTATGGCGTGTCTTACATCCTCTGATATTCCGGACACCATTGTAGCAGGAGAAGCCAAAGCTGTGGCTATCGATGACAGCGTAGCATTCAACGCATTTTCCTGTGCGAACTCCTTTGAAGCTCTTGCATCCATCTCCGCCTCTTCATTGTCCATCATTACGCTATAGGCTTCTACCAGATAATCTGTATCAACCCCTCTGTCTTTGAGGCTTTGCAGTGAACTCATGAGTTTCTTGTTATTTTCAATGGGATCCATGTTCGGATCCAAGACCGTGGCATATGCTTGCTTGTTCTTCCTGACCTCGTTTGCAACTGCTCTGACTATCTTTTTTTCTTCTTCAGAAAGCTTTTTCTCCTCGTCTCTTAATGCGGCATCCGGCAGAGCCTTTTTATAAACCTCTAAAAACTCATCTGCCCTCGCATCGTCAGCCGCAAGGCGTTCCCTCTGCCCTTGTGTGAGACGGCTTGGTGTCTGCCGCGCATTAGTACCCCACGGCATTACAGGAGTAAGCCCAGGGGTTGTAGGTTGAACAGGGAGTTCATCCGTTGATCTGATAGCGGCGTTCCTCGCCTTTCTGTCTTCCAGATTCTTGATACGTGAGCGCAGTTCATCATAAGACATATTCTCGACATCGCCGTACTTTTCAAGATATGCTTTCCTGGCATTCTCCTGTTTTCTCTGGTCTTCTTGACGCATATATGTCTGTCTTGTCCTTGACATATTCATAAGGGCGTTGTTATAGGAACCATCACCGACAATTCCGGCTCTTTCAGCGTTCTCATACCTTGTGCCTGCTGTATTTGTTCGAGTGTCTGTCCTTCCGCTCATACGCTCATTTGCTCTGTTCATGCCCGATCTTGCCCGTTCTTCGAGCATTTTTGTCACAGACTCTCTGTAGCGGTTCTCGGAATTAACCGCCGACTTAAAAAGCCTGTTTGCCTGTCTGTAGTCTTTAGAGCCTTTACTTGACTGACTGCGTACCGCTGCCGCCATCTGCGCCACTCTGTAAAGCTTTGCGTTCGTGTCGGCAGTTTCCATCGCCCCGGCAATATGCCCGGTGCTTGTCTTGTATGCAGCCTCTGACTTTATAGCGTCGGAAGCTTCCTTTAGCGTTCTTTTGTCAAGTTTTTTCTGCGCATTTACCGCCTGTCTGTATGATATGCGAGCCATCTCTACTCCTTACTTAAAAATCTTCTTTGCCATCTTCTTCAGATAGTCCGAATATGATTTGTACTGCCTTAACGAGCTGTCAGAAGGCATATTCCTGATGAAATCATTGTATCCGAGCACATGATGATCTTTTAACAGCTTTTCTGCATTGCCGTCGTTTTTCTTGTATCCGAATCTCTTGTTGATGTCAGAAACAAGATTATCCAATGACTGATACTTCTGATCCTTGACAAATTTCTCTTCGGAATCACTGTATGTTTTTATATTTCGTCCGCCGTCAGTACCGGTGCTTGTCACTCTCTGATTACCGGAGTCTTTGCCTCCGCCCAAATATTCATAGTAAAGCCATGCCGCCTGATCCGGAGTCAGCTTATAATGGCGGCTCTGCTGTTTGTTGTTTCCGTTTTTACCGTTTATCACGATATCAATCAAGCCGTCTTTCCCGGCTTTCTTCATAAGAGTGCTCCATGCTACCTTGTCCTGCCCGGAGTTCATGCCCTCTTTCCACTTCCTTATCACGGAGGTACTTAAAAGACCTCTGGGAAGACCTGTTCCTCCTGAAGAGCTGCTATACCCGGATGAACTGTAACCGCCTCCTGATCTTCCGGACGATGAGGAGGCACTATCTTTTATATTCAGTGACATTCTCTTGTAGTATTCGTCAAAATCCTCTGCCTGCTGCTTTAGTTTTTGATCTGCCTTCCACTGCTTGTCAGATACCTTGTCTCTCTTTTTCTGATAGTCAAACTTCTTATCCTCCCAGTATTCGCCGGAGTTATAGTTGTGTCTGTACTGATTCTCGGACTGATTGAAGCTATCTTTCCACTGTGTATCTCCTACCCTGTCTCTGTACTGACCGTAGTCAAGGCTGTATTTGTCGCGGTAGTCCTGACCGTAGAAATCTCTGTCGGCGATCCAGTCTGAAAGAGTATCCCTGAATCTGCCATAATCTGTATCTTCAAGATCCCGATACATGGACAGATCAGCGCGTTGACCGGCTATATCATTCTCGTATTTCCTCATTGCGGCATCATAAAGCTGCGGTATTACGTCGTTTAGCTGTGCCATATTTTCTTGATATGCGAGATTCCCTGCCGTTGCCGCATAAGAGTTCCCGTATCCTCCCGTAAGAGCCGCAGCGCCCGCCATAGCCCCTTGTTGACCAAGTATTGCCTGTCTTTGATAATGGTCTCTGTACTGCTGATATAAAGGATCCTCATTGAAGTTGTACTGAAACTTCTCCCTGTTCGCTATTCTGTTGGCAAGCTCCGATATGGTATCTGCATATTTTGACGAATACTCAGGTCTTCCGACTCCGTTTATATAATCAGTGTATCTCTTTTCTGCGTCTGCGACCTCCTGAGACTTCTGGTAAGCTTCAATAGGAGTTGGTGCAACTGCCTGATATGTCGGGGTGTACTTCGTGCCATAGGTTGTCGGTTGGGTGACGGGCTGTGCCGCCGAAACGGCAGAGCTTTTGACATTATTCTTGGTTGCCCCGCTTATTTGTCCGGTCGCCACTGCGGGCAATACCGACGTAAAGCCGCCGCCTTTTGCCGTACCGGTCTTTGTGGTTATTTTTTTCTTAGCCATTTGACACCTCCATCAGTTTTTCAAGCCTTTGTATGCGTTCTTCCAGATTGTTTACCTTGTCCTCATATGTCCTGATAGTTTCCTGTTGTTCCTGTATCTGTTCTTCTTGGGCTGTCAGCCTTTCATTTTGGTCTTGTATGAGCTTTAACATCGGCGGGATGATATATCTTGCGTTCCAGTCTGCCGCCTCTCCTTCCGCATCGATATCACACGCTATGGGATAGAGCTCCTTGATATCCTCTGCAATAAAACCGGGGATATCTTTGCCGTATCGTTGATCTTTCTCTTTCAGATAATTGGCGTTGTACACAAACTGCACCACCGGGATATCATATAACCTCTCCGGAGCTATATCTTTGTTCTCGATAGGTTTGATATCGTGTTTCCATCTCTTTGAGGATGCAGAGGAAACACATATCTCATTATCCGTATCACGGACAAGATTTGGGCTCGATGATATCGTACTCGGACTGTTGAGCCACATTTTTGCAGCTGACACATTATATGAATAAAGGTTCGGTGAGATAAACACGACGCCATTGCTGAATCCATAGCCTGTACGATATGTTATCGTTCCGTAATATCCACCTGTTCCCAGTGTTATCGAATATCCTGTCAGATCAAGGTCTTCTGCGCTTATTCTGCTTGCAGATATATATCCTGATGTGATCTGATTTGCGCTTATACTCCCGGCATAGACATAACTTGTTGATATCTCCGCTGCCGTTATGGTATGCGCTGCGATCTCATTGGCGGTTATGGTGCCGGATGCGATCTCATCAGCCGTTATTGTTTTACCGGCGATTTCATTGGCGGTTATGGTGCCGGATGCGATCTCATCAGCCGTTATTGTTTTACCGGCGATTTCATTGGCGGTTATGGTGCCACCTTTTATATGACTCGCCTTTATCGTTCTTGAAGCTATATTGTCACCATACAGGGTAAATCCGCTCCCTATGTATGTATCGCCGTCTAAGTGTATCTGATCACCCTTTAGCTGTATGGAAGACCTCTCTATGCCGTCTACAAGTCCTGCCGTTACGGATACCTGACCGGTGACATCGTTAAATGTTGCCAATAACGCTATGTGGGAAGCGTTCTTTGAGGTCTTTCTTACTACCTGGGCAACCTTTCTCCCTGTGTTCTCTGACTCCTCATCAACTTTCTCTTCGATCTCTTTTGTGGTCTCAAGCGAAGCCATCTGCAAAAACTCATTTTTCAAAAGCTCTACAAGGTTTGTTATCTGCTTATTGGCTTCGTTTAGATCCTTGGATGGCTGGTATGTAAACTTGAACGTCATAGCCCGCCCCCTTCAACCTTTTTCGATATGGAGAACACCTTTACATACCCGCTGCCGGATATCTTTATCCTCATATGGTCACACCTTTTCGGGATAAATGGAATCTCCATCGACCTGAGCATTGAATAACTCTGCGTGTCTCTTCTGCTGTAGACATATTCATTCTTGATATCGCAGACCGTCTCCCATTCCCCCAGTGAATCATACTCGACTTGCACCTTGAAAGTGGCATCCATCTCCATGTAGAACCGGATCAGTACCTGAGATACATATTTAAAGTTCAGATCCACGCTTGACGATACATCTATCCCCGTGATACCGAACGTCCTCTCCCACAGTAAAGGTACAGGATCTATGCTGTACACTCCTGATCCTATCTTTACTTCATCGCCTGCGGCAAGGAGCGTCCGTCTTAAGCTGTTGAACATCAAAAGCCTGTTCTCATACTCTGCCATGAACTCGATATGTGAGGGCACATCCTCTATGTGCCATAGTCCGTTTGAGGTGTTAAAGGTAAAAAGCTTCTGAATATCGTTTCTGTCTTTCATTGCTACATAGTAAACCCCGTTCCAGACACCCCCTATGGCTTCACTGTATGGGGTTTGCCCGAGGTTTTGTGATATAAGGGTAGGATAACTCCCCTCATACCTCACAACGCCGTCTACGGCTTTATAAAAGAGCACTCCCGATATCAAGGCGACCGAGTCATAGCACCCTTTTTGTATGCCCCTCTCCGGCTTTGTGTCCAGCTGATAGTTTGATGGGGCTGTTCCGTAGAGCTTGTGTATATATCTTTCTTTGAAAAAAATTACACTGCCCCCGTGTGCGGCGCACCCGGTAAACTCACCATCAGTGCCTACGGTGGCGGCGTATGAATCAGCTTTGGTACCGAGATATGAGTACCAGTTTGTCGGATCACCTATCTTTGAGCCGTAAACCTCATGCTTTTCGGAGTTACATCCCCATATCCTGTTGTCGTGTTCACAGATAAAATCAAGGTCAGGTATCTTTCTCTCTATCGTTATGCCGGTGTTCGTAAACGTAGAGTTTATGAGGGCGGTCACGACTATCTGATCATTTGTCTTATCCCAGATAGCCATATCCGTGTTAAAAGTGCCTGCATATGTCCCTGTTACTCCGGATATCGAGACTACATCATACTTGTTGAAGTTCTTGCCTATGTTCGTGGCTGATAACTTCACATAAGACGTTGGCACGGCATTCCACATCCCCTGTGACTCTGACCACTGCATGAGAGAGTTGGGAGTTGTCGAAGTATCTAACCAGTACTGACCATTTGTGGGGTTGGCAGGCTCCGTACTTGATACCGTGGGATTTATCGTAGTGCCATCCATGGTACACGGGATAAAGGTCACCGATGATGAGGTCGTAAACCTTGCCCCCAAAGACTCTAAAGTCTTGTCTTTGGTGTTGAATCTGTATTTATCCGGGTATATAATGACATAAGCTCCCATGGAACACATCTGTCTTTTACCTGTTCCGGGGAGCTGCCCTATCCTTTCGCCATCGTAAAAAAGGACATTATCTATATCATTTGAGTCTGTTTTGATCTCTACCAAGCCTTCGTTTACATGAAGCCCTTTTAGACCTGAGATATCACTCTCAACTATAACTCTTCGTCTTCTGGGAGTGAACAAAGGGAAGAAGTCAGAAGATATGTTGACCTCGTCAAACCCTTCTGCCTCTGAGCATCTTTCGGAATTATTGTATCCTAAAAACTGTTCGACAGAGTATCTTATATGCCGTCCCTCTCTAAGCTCCGGTAAGATCATATCCCTCTCACCCTCCTTGTGATCGGCTTGTTATTTCTTCTGTACCACGCACAAAAACTCTGGTACTCATTGTTGAATACCAGTGCCGAATTGTTGTATGCGTTTATCTCTCTTGAATACAGATCATACTTCGAGATCAGATAATCTACATATGTGTTCGCATATATGTCATCTATCAGAAGTTTGGTACCAAGCGAAGTGGTTTCGTCGTATCCGTCAAATTCAAACGCCGGGATCTTCGTTGTTTTATCCTCGATGGTTTTGACCTCTACCACATTTCCCTCGCCGTCTTTCACCTCTTCTTCGATAGTCCTATATTTCCAGTTTGAATCATCCATCAAAATGACCTCGGAATACACCTGCAAGTCAAGTTCTGAAAGCCACTTTACTTTCTCTGTTACGGTGTAGGGGTTAGGTCTTAACCTGTCAGCCCTGTCTATCGCCTGTTCTATAGTCATATTGACTCCTTAAAAATACGGGGCATAAAGCCCCGCTCATAATCAAAGGTTTGCAATGGGCTGATTTTTACCCATTTCCTTGATGCGCTCGATCATCTCTGCTACCCTCGCGTCCTCTGCGATAGAGCGGTCAATGATCTCTTTTACTGCAAGAGGGAGCTTTACCGCTACGCCCCTTTTTATCTTGTACATAACGCCGTTGAGCCCTACCGTGATGTCGCCGTGGTAGTCAGTTCCCGGCATATCGGGATAAAAAGCGTCGACAAGCTCCATCCCCGGATCCTTTGCCAGAGCTGCCGTAGTCTCCGCGGTTTCCGTGGTCTCCGCGGTTTCCGTGGTCTCCGCGGTTTCCGTGGTCTCTTTGATTTCCTCGTCGGTTTTCTTTGCCATAATTACCTCCATATCAGCTCCCGGCAAAAGCCGGGAGCATGTCAAAATCAGTTAGCGGGTTCTGTAGCAGAAGCCGGTGTAAGACTCTCGATACGTACCATGTACTCCTCTACGAGTCTCTTTGCTACCTTTGTAGCCTTCCATCCTACCGTAGCCCTCTGATTGAGGGGATCATCTCCCTCGCCGAGCTGCTTAACGATGTGCTGCAGACCGCCGCCCTCGACATCAGTTACGCCGTAAGCGTGAGCCGCAAGAACGATCGTGGAATATACCGAGTAGTGATTATCACCGGAAATCACAGGGCAAGTCGCATCATTGATGATCTTTGCCTCAGTGTTCTCGATGACGCGTACTCCGTGGAGCATTCCAACTTCGTTTTTGTACATCTTCTCGGGATCGGTATACTTTGTCCAATCCTTCCAGTCGGGATCCTTTACAAGAACCTCAACATTGTCCGGATGAACGATAGCTACATAACCCTCGGTACCCTTATACTGGATCTTTTTTGCATTGTTCTTCCTGAGAAGAGTGCGAGCCTTTAAGATCAGATCCGGAGTCAGAAGACATGTCATGTCAAGCCCCGAGCGCTGTGTAACGGCTGTTCCGTCTGACTTTGGAGCGTAGATAACGTTCGTGCCACCGTGAAGAACATCTCTCGTGATGGTATCAAGTGTACGTCCTGCCTGCTGTGCGCTAAGCTCCGTAGCCTCAAAGATGTTGTTGTCTATCGCGGTGAGTATCAGCATGTCTGAAAGTGTTACATATCCGCCATACTGATCTACAGTTGCGGTGAGCGCAGACACGCTCAGGCTCTGTCCGTTCGGAGTCACACCCTCGGTGAGTGGCGTCAATGCCTTCGGCAGCGAAGCATACTTCCTAAACTCGATCGTTTTACCCTTGCCCTTCGGGATGGGCTTCTTATCGCCGAACTGATCATGGATGAGCTCTTCCTGAGCCATCTTGATAAGTGCGGTCTCGTAGTATGTCTTCATCTCATTCGAAAGAGATGTCTGTGTGGTTGTGTTGGTGTTTGCATCGGCAAACTGCTGAAGATTCAGCTTGTACTTTACGTTCATTTAGTCCTCCTGTCTGAAGGGCTATTTGAATGTGATCTTCTCTCCATTTTCTGCCCTTCTTGCATAATTTTTCATGTCCTCTATGGACAATTTTGAAAAGTCAACCTTGTCTACTGTCGGCTGTGTAGGACTTGCAATGCCATTTTCCAAAGGTCTCATGCCTCTTGCTATGACATTATTGGTGATCTTTTCAGCCACCGTTTGAGCGGTTGTCTGCATAGCTCCCGTGATAGTGTCATTCATATGCACTACCTGATAAGCCGTCAGCATATCAACATCTTTGGTCAAAAGAGATAAAAATCTTTCGTTCTCCATCTCGCTTTGTAGATCAAAATTCGGATATACAGCTTTTACGCCCTCGGATTCCCTGATCCATCCGGCATATATCTCATCCGTTGCCCTCTGGCGTTCGATCTCTTCAAGTTCTCTGTCGGATTGTTCCTTCTCGAACTGGAGCTTTTTCATCTCCTTGTACTGGTCTGTTGATAAGCCTCTTTCAGCCGCTGCCTCCTGGAACAAAGCATCATCATCCATGATGGCGTTTAAGATTTCATCTGGGCTTTCAACACCATATCTTTCGCCTAAAAAAGCTTTGAGCTTGCCATACCCTGCAACCTCTTTTTCAAGCTCGTCCTGGCGTTTGAACCTTCGGTCGACCTGATCGCTGATGGCTCTTTGGTAGTCCTCTCTGAAATCTCCCTTGATGATCTTGTTCCATTCCTCGGCGTGCTTTGCTGCTACCTCGGCGGCATCTGGTTCTCCGCCTGCGTCTCCTGCATCGCCTGTACCTCCTACATCGCCTGTACCTCCTGCATCGCCACCCTCGGCGAACTGCTGAAGATTAAAAATAAACGAATCACTCATATGATCCTCCCTCGGGTCTCTCCCCGGCGTCAAATCTCAGGTCTTTCCCCGGCGTCAACAGAACTGTCTCTGTAGTCTCTCACGTCTTTCCGTGGTGTCAAAACGAACAAACATTCCGAATATTCGTTCGCTTGTACCCTTTATACCACACTAAATTGAAAAAGTCACCCCAAATTTAGGGTAACTTTTTCAAGACATTTTTATAGTGCCTAAATAACCATCGCAGCGTATGCAGCCAAAACAGCAGTGATGCTCTTGATAGTCTTCCTTTTCTTCTCTGGACTGAAACTTTTTGGCAGACAGATAATTTTCCTCTATCGCGCAGGTGATCTCTTTGTTTGATTCCCGCAGAAATAGAGGGCAGTCTACCTTTCCGGTATGTTTACCATAGTACATCAGCTATCCTCGTTTTCTGTTGATCATCTGAAAGCTATTTATAGTCACTTCAACTCTGATCTTGTCGTTTTTTCGCTTTCTTAGCAAGCTTTTGTCCGCATCCGGAACAGTATGTATCAGTCTGATTCAAGGTCTTACCGCAGGACGGACACTCTATGTGATAGTAATCGCCCTTGTTGATCTCTTTTACTACTTTGGGCTTTTCTCTTTCGATGGCATCTATCACAGCCTTTGCTTCCTCCTGTCTGAGATTGTAGGATCCTAAAGCCTGATAGTTCCAGCTTTTCAAGTTGATGATTACGTTTCCTGCTGTTATTTGCATGTTTTCATTCCTCGCTTTCTTTGTTTGCTTTATTCTTTCTAAAAATATTATGCAATTTACCTTTGATTTTATTCGCTATGCAAACTAATATAAATACTAAAATTATCAATACCCAAAATGCTATACCTAATATATCCCAAATACTCCATACTATCATTCTTCTACCTCCTGCATCTTTGCGCCACAGTGACAATATGGATAATCCGTTAATTTTGCTCCACAGTTCAATTTGATATACCTGCCACATTCAGAACAAACATAGAAGCGGTCTATATCATCATGCCCT